CACCACCGGTCAATCCTCCGGCACCACCGGTCAATCCTCCGGCACCACCGGTCAATCCTCCGGCACCACCGGTCAATCCTCCGGCACCACCGTCACCTTGATATGAAAATAACAGCGTACCAAGTCACAAAAGATACTTTGGAAATGAAGCCCTCCAAGACCACCAGAAAGTGGATGGATGAATCCATAAACAGACACCCGTATAGGTGTTTGCCTATGTTGGTTGCTAATAGTTACGGATGGGATTTAATATCAAAAAGTGAGTTTACTGCTGAGTGGAACGGAGGCCAATATCCAAAGGACGTAATAATAACAAAAGAATCTGGAACTTGCTTTCCAAATTCGCATTTCGGTGAAGGCACAATTACATGGCATACCGGTTTTCTTTTTAGAACGGAATATCCTTATGGTGTATTTGTAATCGGATCACAGAACGAACCCATTAAAAACATCACATGCCTTTCGGGTATTGTGGAAACCCACTGGCTTTCTTTCCCATTCACTCTCAATTGGAAATTTACGACGCCTTCTAAGATAAAGGTCAATATTGGAGATGTTATATCTCAACTTATGCCCATCAAGCTGGACATGTTTGATCACGTCGAGGCCGAAATAAAGAGCATAGACAACGCCCCAGAACTCAAAAAAGAGTACGAAGAATTCTGCAAGTATCGTTCAGAATTTAATTCAAAGCCGGACAGAAAAAAAGAAGAGTGGCAGAAGAACTATTTTCAAGGAACAAAATTGTCGGGACAGTCCGAGGAATTTCATTTCACTAAAATCAAAGTGCCTTCTTTTAAAGGAGAGCAAACATGAGTCAGAATGGCAAGGGCGACAACCCTAGAAAGAAAACTGTAAGCGAAGAAACTTGGGCCAAGAACTGGGAGAAAATATTTGGCAAGAAAAAGAAGAATCCTTGATCACGGCTACCCGGCTTTTACGGCTGCCGCATGTGCCGACCACTGTTGAGCCATCGCGTCGGCTATTCCTTGGAATGTCTTGCTTCTCACCTTCCCGCGGTCAACTCCCTTCTTGAACGCTTCCATATCCCAGACTGCTTGCCGCTTCTTCTTGCCCGTCTTCTTGTCGACCCATTCATGAAATGCTCCCTTATCCACGATCTTCGTGGGGGTAAGGTTGGGAAGCCCCTTTAGCCACAAGCACGTCGTCTTCTGAAACGGGTCTCCAAACATCCATGGCTGTATTATTTGGTCTGGTTTTCTTATTTTACTACTAATTATACTTACCGGGTTTTCTATTGCTATGTGTCTTATGTTTGCCGCCATAAGTTTTCTTACGAAGTCTAATGCCTCCGCTTGCTCCTTCTGTTTCTTGTGAAAGTGCCTGGCCCCGCTCACCGCGAGGTGAGTGCACGGCGGATGTGCAACCATAAGGTCAAAACTGTCGTCCATGACCTCAAATATATCCCCTTGGTGATGGTTTCCCGGCGAGTCGGTGGGAAGGAGGTCGCAAGATATTGCGTAATGTCCGAGGGCTGAAAATGCGTCTCGCACCGTCCCCGAATACTCACATGCTATCAAAACTCTGAGTTTTTTCATAAAAACCTACTCCTTGATCCAATAATTTATCAATTCCCTCCTTGTCAATCTAGTCCGGTTTTCCATATATACCTACATGAAGTTCCGAGAATGGATGGAAAAGAGAATAGACGAATCGACCCGATATAGCGTTGAGGTCAACTACAGAACCAAGACGGACGAGGTATTGGAGGGTTTCGCCAAGATAGCCTTGGGGTACGTCAGTGCCGCCTTAAAGAAGCAAGGCTATCACGTTAGACAGATATTCGACGAGAAGCCGATGAGGATAATCGTATCGTCTAGGAACTGGGACGATGGCGAGTGGGTAGGTTTGATTAGCTACCGTTTGCAAGACGGCTCAGGATGCTTTGTAATGAGTAACGGCTTCTACAACAAAGATAGAAAAACCGTCTCCATCCAGAGGTCAGAGAAGTGCAAGAATGACACGCCTTCTGATATGACAAAGGATCTTGTTAATATGATGCATGGTCTCAGAAAGCGACCGGATCAACACCGTGAAAAACTTAAGCGCGTGCCGTTGAAGAGGGGCCCTAAGTAGTTAGATTCCCCATTCTTTGTACATGTCAAATCTTTTGGACCCCAGTTCGCAGATCTTGTTTTTTATTTTATCAGGAAGAAACTTGAACGCGAATTCTATGATGGAAGATCCTCTTTTTATGGCTTTTTCTCTATCCATTTGAAACATTTTTCTCAGTACGTTTGCATCATAGGCTTTGCATCTATGGCAGTCTGCCGGATCCCCGCCCGAATTCCAAAAATCGTCTGAATCGAGCCGCTCTCGGTCTACCGCCCAGAATTCTTCATGTACCCTATCTTCTGTTAGATGAACGACCCTTTGGCATATGTCGTAGACGAGAGCGACGAGCCTCGGACTGGAAACCCAGAAATTGCCCAGCGTTCTATATTCGGCTCCGTGTTTTGGCTGGCGATATCTCCCTGCCCGTCCGTAGATCTTCCTTCTTTCGATGCTGCTAGGTCGTCTGTCAATCAAAAGGCTTGAAGTCCCTAAAAAAAGATCCAACATTCTGACCAGCATTATGCAGTTCTCGTGGGAATGTCCCAAACCGGTTCCCAAGTGAACGTGACCGCCCGCCGTTCTAAATCCACTTTTTTCAAAAAACTTGTTTACACCCGCAGCCGAGACGTTTTTCATCCGGTACGCACAGAATTCTGCCTCGCACCCCGCTTTCCTTGCGTCCTCATGCAGAAGTTCTCTTTTTTCAAAATTTGCCGCCGAGATATTCGTCAAACGAAGCGGACGCACGACACTTGCGTATGTTTTTAAAACTTTCCCCATGTTCTCTATTGCAGCATCTTTGCTTTCAGCGGGCGCAACGGTGCACTCCGCCAAGACATTATCGTAAAAGAATTGGTTATTTCCAATTCGAAGCCTCTTTTTCTTTGTTCCTTCCACGACCCCTATAGCGCTTTTGAACTTGCCTTTTTGGTCCATTAGGATAAACTCTGGGTCGCTTCCGAATGTGAATTTCATGTTTGTCCTCCATGTGGCATTTTGGTTTACCGAGGCCAAAACGTCAAGCCTTTGACTACATAATCTGAATGACTATCGCAGCATCACAAATCATCTTTCTTCTTTCTGGTGGCACGAGCAACTCCAATCCGAGTCGATCAATCGGTGGACCTCCATCAACATTTCCTGTGCTAGGCACTTTGAACAACTTGTTCTCGGACGTGACCTCGGACGAAGCGACCTCCGGCAAGACTGATTTCCGTTGCTTCTACGTAAAAAACAATAGTTCCAACAGTTACCTATACGATGTCGAATGCTTTATAGACTCCCAAGCCTCTACAGGATCAACTGCTGAGGTTGGGGCTGCGATAGTGACGGATGTTCAAAATATAGAGGTAAGAGGTCCCGTCACTGGCGGAAACCTAGTTCTTAAATATGAACAGACAGAATTTGCCGCCGAATGGGGTGGTTCGCCCCAAAACTTTCTGGATAATCTTCTTTTGGCGATGCAAGGAGTCGGCTTAAATGGCGTAGGAATATCAACATCGTTTTCCGGCATTTCGCAGAACTTCATTGTTGAGTTCAAAGGATTTCAAGACAAAAGAAACCACCAGAAGATGGTTGTGAGCGAAAACAACCTAGTCGGTGCAGTCTCAGTTTCTATCTCCAAAGTGGCCGAAGGTCAACCAATAAATTCAAACGGACCTTTGTTGGCTGCGGAAACCGTTCCTCCTTCTAAAGTGAATTTTTACACTACCAACCAGAGGATATCTCTCGGAAATCTTCGCCCCGGCGATTTTGTTCCTGTGTGGATAAAAAGAACCACAGTAGCAAACACAGACTTTAAAGAAAATGACTATTTTGTCTTCAAAATATTAGGAAAGCCTTTTGGCTCGGGAGGTCAGACCCCAAGACCGACTTCCACACCGATGGTGACTCCTTGGATATCGGGGCTTCCGGCGCCTACTCTAACACAGAGCGGGACTGGACCCACGCCAACACCGAGCGGGACTGGACCCACGCCAACACCGAGCGGGACTGGACCCACGCCAACACCGAGCGCCTCTTGTTTGTTCATTGAATGCGGAGGAGTCGCGTCATATGCCGATTGCGGCTTGATTCAAGAGGCTGGCTATTCATATTCCATGGATTGCAACCTGTGCAGATGCGTGAAATCCCTTGTTCCAACTCTGACACCCTCCGGAACAGGTTCTACACCAACACCCACACGTACACCAACGCCTAGTGGTACTGGACCCACACCAACACCGAGCAAGACTGGGCCGACACCAACTCCAACACCTACCGCCTCTTGTCTCTTTATCGAATGCGGAGGAACGTTGGCGTACGCAGACTGCGGGATGCTTAATGAGACCGGCTATTCTTATTCTATGGACTGCAATTCGTGTGAGTGCGTTAAATCTCCCGTTCCGACACAGACCGTCTCTTGTGCATTCATCGAATGCGGAGGAACGTTGGCATCTGCCGACTGCGGTCTAGCCAACGAACCTGGATACACTTACTCCATGGACTGCGATCTTTGTAAATGTATTAAATCTCCCGTTCCGACACCTACCGCCTCGTGAAATCATGACATGCCCCATAAATGGCAAGCCTTGCTCTAAATACAAGGGATTCCACATAACCGAAAAGATAGGAGGCAAGACGCAAGTCTTCGAAGTATGCGAAGATTGCCTTCATGCAAATATGAAAAAGGTAATAGAAATTCCTCAAGAAGCCAATGATTGTGAAATGTGTGGGATGAGTCTGAGCGATCTTTTAAAATCTACCCAAGTCGGATGTCCTAACTGCTACACGCATTTCGAAAAGACGATTCAACATGTTGTTGCATCCGCCCAAGGGTCTGCGAACCTCAGCCATGTCGGCATAGTGCCCGATCAGTACAAAATGCGCACGGCAGAAAACGAGGATCTTGCGTCGTTTTTAGTAGAGTTGGATCACGAAGTCCGTATGGCGGTATCGGGCGAGAGGTACGAAGAGGTTCCAAAACTTAAAACCAAAATAAAAGAATTTGAGGAAACTCTTGCAAAATACAAAGAGCGTGTTCGCCTCGACGAGTTCGTAGAGACCGAAAATGAAAGGCGAGCCCCTTCCATTAGAAAAGAACTCGCCAAAATCATTTTTGACTACCGCGAAAGCAAACTACCCAAGAGCCTCTAGAATTCTTTTCGGCTCCAATATGCCAAAGCCTTGGTAGAACTTGTTGTTCTTGAAAGTATCCGATGTGACTGGAATAGTGTGCTCCTTAAAGGCCACCCTATAGTCTTCGGCGTTATTCAAATTCAATTTCACATTCATGCTTCTTGAGTAAGACAACACTAATGCCGCTACGCCGGTTGCAAAAGGAGCGGCCATGCTCGTTCCACTGAGCACCGCATACCAGTTATCCGGAACCGTTGAAAATATCTTGCCTCCCGGACACATGAAGTCCAAATTGTCGCCCGTATTGCTGAAACTTGATCTGTTAAAGTTTTCGTCGATGGATCCTATCGCTATGGTCTCGGGATAATTCGCAGGATAGAAAATACTTTCGGTAAGACCCGAGTTTCCTGCCGCCACGAAGCACACAACGTTCTTTGTTGCTGCATATTGTATCGCCTCTCTCACTTCTTGTGTGTGGTTTGGCGATCCGAGCGACATGCAAACCAAGTCTGCTCCATTATCCGCAGCCCATCTTATGCCAGTGGCGACGCTGCTGATGCTTCCGTTGCCGCTACGATCAAGAACCTTTACGGGCATTACTTTAGCGTCTGGGGCAACTCCTACCATGCCGATTTCATTATTCTCGGCTACAATTATGCCCGCAACATGGGTTCCGTGCTGGTTGTCATCCCAAGGCATTTCTGATGGATCCAAGACGTTAAAGCCGGGCAATAAGTTCTTCTTTAGATCCGGATGGTCTAGATCCGCTCCGGTGTCTATCACGGCTATCTTCACCCCTTCTCCTCTAGACTTTGTCCACGCTTCAGGAAGGTCAAAGGCCGTTACGCTCCAACCCGCTTTTTGCTTGGCATCTTGTATGGAGAATACCTCTTCCCTCTCGAAAGGGAAAAGACTTAAAGTGTCTTTATTCATGAATACCTCCTTACGCTCAAAAATTCTACTTCAAGAGAAGGCTTCCACGATCCGCTCTGATACTTAACAACCATCCAGTCTATTGCGCTAGAAACAAGCACGTAGACTATGTAATTCTTTATTGGAGCGGCGAAAGGCCTCATCCATATGGGCATCGCTTCCTTGACTGTGTACTCATAAAGCCTATCGACCGCGTTAAGAACGGTGGCCTTCTTGTCCGGACCAGAAATTATGACTGTGCTGACCGTGACAACAAAGTCGTCCAAAACCATCAGAAGAAAGTTTGTGACCTTGTGAAGATTGGGCTTCTTGAAAATAAAGCCTTTTTTATCCTTGTTTTGATCCCATATTTTCTGATATTTGAGAATCTTATTCTCTATCTCGTCTATTCTTTGGACGACTCCAACGGGATTATCTTTTTCTTTGAACATTCAACCTCCTTGTTAATGTCCTACACTTATATATTGATTTACAAGGGGTCTTTTAGAGGTAATATTTCCAAGATCAGTTTTTTACTTCTTCTGACCTTCCGTGGTTCATGACTTCAATTTCATGCTCATCCCCAACAAGTTGAGACCAGTCCCAAGTATGTGGAGTGTGATCTTGATCGTCGTCGTATTTTACTTTGATAATAAGTACTTGTTCTTTGATCATTGTAATAGTAAACTTATTTTCTTTTAAGTTCATCCAAATAGTATCTGATGGTGTCGTTCATTTGGCCCGCTCTAGTTTCTGGAGATACGAGGACATAACTAAAAGTTTTTGCTATAATTTCTAGAGCCTCTTTCACCCATTCTTTATCAACAGAACCATTTGTCTCTTTTGCTTCATGGTCGCCCTCGTCATGCAATCCGTGATTGCGGTCCATGTCGTAATGACCTCCGTCATTAGGCCAAGATTCACTTATTACTTTTTTTTTGGGAGACTCAGCACCTTCTCTGATTGCTTGCTGAACTTCTCCGACTTGGCTCCATACACCGTCCCAGTTTTTCTGGTCTGGGTTTTCTCCGAGCATGCTGTTGACGCTGCTCCACCAATCCGCATCTTCCTTCTTCATGTATTTGCCACAGTACTTTCCGCACTTCTTTTCATCTTTGTCTTTGCCTTTGTTCTTCTCGGCAATCTTTTTCTTCAAGAAATCGGGAAGATCTTTCTGCTTGTCTGTGAGGCCTTCATCTTCCTCTTTGCCTCCTTCCTTTTTCTTGGACTTCATGTTCTTGCAGAAGTTGCATTTGCAGCCTTCTTTGTGGCCCTTGAGTCCCTTCTTCAAGCCCTCTTTGAGAATCTCCATTCCTTTTTTGATCTCATAGATGGATTCCTCGTCATCAATTCCCTCTAGCACAGTCTCCAAGTCAGCCAAAACTTCTGACCACTCCTTCTTTGCTTTCTTCTTCATAAATTTTGGCTTCTCTTCTTCCTCCTCCTCTTCATCTTCATCATCATCTTCATCTTCATCCTCATCCTCGTCCTCATCCTCGTCCTCATCCTCATCTTTGTCTTCGTCTTCGCAATCTTCATCCGAAGGCTTCTTGGTCTCTTCCTCTTCTGCTTCCTCCTCATCTTCGCCGTCCATCTTCTTCTTCATCTTCTTGGCCTCTTCAATGGCCTCCTCGGCTTCTGCTTCAAGGGCAGCCTCGGTTCCGTTAATAGACGAGGCGCTGACAATGCCTCCCACAGTGTTAGGATTCTTAAGGCCGAGGTTGAACGCTCCGTAGAGCGACTCGTTTAGCAACTTGTATTCTTTGTAGGAAAGCATGGCGACTCCATTAAAAGTTAGACGTTCGTATATATGATGCCGGGAGGCAATTTTTTATGAATGTCCGTCCTAAATTCATGACCGCAATCGTCATGGCTTTTTTGTTGTCTTGCTCCCCAAGAAAAATAGAAGACAATAAATTAACTCCATCCGCTGATTCCATAAGCCAAATCAACGCAAAGAATTCATCTATAAAGAGCGTAATTTATGGCGAAATAACCGGCTTTTCGCTTTCCCGCTCCAAACTCTCATACGAAAAACCCGACGAGTTTATTGCCGAAACATACTTGCTAGGCAAGAAAAGGTCAGAGGTGGCAAGCGACGGCAAAAATTATTGGTTCTGGATTGAAAGTTTCGACAAAGACTCACTTTATTTTTGCCTAAGAGATAAAATAGGGATAACTAGAGTCAAGCCGCCCTTGCATCCGTTCGTTGTCCAAGGACTAGCGTGGGTGGATGAGATAAAGCCCGAATCATACCGAGTCACGGAACAAGGTCTCGTGGCGGCTCTTCAAGAGTCGGGCGTTTATTCAAGAGAGGTCGTCACAGACGGAGAGAAGATACTTGAGCAGCATTTCTTCAAAGAGGGTTTGCCGGTGCTCAGTGCAAAAGCACACGAGTTCCATGAAATAGAAGGATTTTTTTTGCCCAAAAGAATGACTTTAATTTGGTACGAGGAGGGATTTTCTGCCGAAATGAGTACCGATATGGTATCTATAAATAAAAAAATCCCCAAGGTGGATATGCCTCGGGGATTAAAGATGATGAACCTTGAGTGCAATTAGCCGTTTCGTGTGTTTCTAGATCTAAGAGAAACTTGAATTCTTCTCTTTCTCTCGGCCTCTTGCTCGCCTATGTTAAAACTTTGGGCCGGACTAACAGAACCCAAGGCTTGAACTTGGCCATTTGTCTGCGACATTTCCCTAGCGCTTTGTATCAAAGCTTGGCGCTGGTTGGATTGTACTTGAACTTGCCTTGGATTGACCCCGCTAGAAAGGCGACCCGGCTGCAACGAATTCCTGGCTGCCGAATTTACGTTTCTTCTTCCTCCTCCGCAACCACATCCCATGCTGACCTCCGTTAATCAATGGGTGTCTTTATTCTCTATGTTCTGGATATCCAGATCAGCAGTTGCCTTGGAAGGATTGAAGTACTTGTGGGGATACTGACCCGAGACGTAGGCGGCGGGATAGTTCGCGCTTAACCCAGTCCTTTTGGTCTTTTCCTCAACAGACTTTTCCTTCGTGCCGGCTTCCACGGTCTTCTCCGCCGAGGGCGCGTCGAAAGTGGGAAGTTCGAGGTTTTCCTCTTTCAACCAATTGAAAAATGACTTCATGTTTTCCTCTCTGTAAACTGGGACTCGATTATATAGTCGTTCATATGAGATTTTTTTGACGAAATCTATATAGTTCATAAGACTTACGGGGGTTTCAAATGTTCTGTTTTAAAGAATGGCTTCAAATAGATGGCATCAAAACCGATATTTATGATGAATTGGTGAAAATGTCTATTTTTGAACGAGCCGCTAGAGACACCGCAAGGCTCGTTTTGGAATCGCTACTGCCGGGAAGCGAATATGATGATACAGATGACAAAGAAGATTTGCCTATTGAAGGCGGCATTTCCGGCAAATCTAGAAGGCAACTTAAAAAAGAACTCAAAGATGCCATTCTTTGGATAAGATGGCACGCCATTTTGGAAAGACAGCAAATGATCGCGAAACTCAAAGAAATGCGCGATCTTCATCTAGAAGAAAATCCTCAATTCAGAGACGAAGCGAAAGAAACAGAAAAAGTCAACGACGACCTAGAAGCAAAAGAAGTAAAGGAATCCGCCGACGATGACTTTGAAAGTTTGGGCGCAGAATTCGACCTTCTCGAAGCCATTCCTATGTTGGAGAAGACGGGCTACTTCGACTCCCAATCCGCGAGAGTAAAGGCTGGTCGAAATGAAGATAAGTATAAGGAATTAGTTCGCGAAGCACTTTATGCTGCCGCAAAAGAAAAAGGAAACGACCTTCCTATCGGCGTCGATGCGGAAGAAATAAATAAAGAACTACCCGAACAGAGAAAAAAATTCTTCAGCGCCCTGCACGATCTTTTCCTCAGACGATACAGAAAGATATTCTTCGACTCCGAAAGCAGTCACAAATTTTTTAGAGGAAAAGAACAAGTTAGAGGAGACAAACTCTTTAATGAACCGGAAGATGTATTTACCAAATTTGCCGAAATTGTACTTGACACAATTACAAATAGAAGTGTTTCCGAAAGAACATTGACCTCTTCAAGTTGGGAACCAATTGTGTCAAAAAGCAAAATGGGTCAAATGGGAAGGCAAGAGATCGAAAAAGATAGCGAAGAAACACTCGATAGAATTATGAAGTTTTTAGGCTTTACTTTGGGAAAGATCAAAAAGAAGGCACAAGAAAGTTCAACAAAGGCTCATACTGTAAGTCTTAGGATGGATGATGAAATAACATCAAGATCTGAAAAAAGAACATTGATAAACAAGGACACCAAAGAAACCCCACCCGCAGGCTATGGCACAAGCTACTATACAGATTACTTGAAAAAGAGAAGTCAAGGAGAAGAAGAAAGTATACAAGAACCCTCCAACACAGACAACAAGCGAAGATTTCAAATAATCCAAGATATAGTGTATCTTTCGTCCCGTTACCCGCAAGAACTATCTTTGGATCCCAATAAAATAAAAACAACCTTGTTAAACTACAAGGATAAGTTTTTGGGAGCCAAACAAAAAAGCCATAGTTTTATTGGACTAATAAGAACTAAAGACTCTGATTCGGGAGTCGGAGAAGAGGGAGGCTACGACCCAGTTGCAGACGATGGTCGCACCAGAGGCGGCGGTGGAGCGGAGTCAATTCCAAACCCATCATCGGCTGCTTCCCGCGAAGAAAGCGTTTCGAACTTAATAGGCGATTTGAAAAAAGTTCTTGATGAGTTGTCGCTCTATCCCAAATACCGCATAGGACTATTGGCATTTTGCATTAAATTTGGACTAAATTGTTCGCCATTAAATGGAAAAACCAATTCTATTGATGGAATAAGAAAAATAATCACATATTACACATCAACTGGAGAAATAAAAGGCGCCGATAAACAACACACGTGCGTAGGAAGATTGATGTCTCTGGGCGCCGAAGGAATGGACACAGCAGATAAAATTGCCAGACAGATGACAAGCATAATTCCCTTTCCTGAAAGGCTAGGTCAAGAATGGCACTCTTACCAAGGCGGAATACGGGATAAAATGAATAAAGTGATTGAACAAATATGCAAAAAAGTCAAGGCTATTTCAGACAGTAGAAGCGCGGGCACTTTAGATCAGCCTGCGGCTATCAACACCAGATTCGACGCCTCTCGACCCTCGCCGCTGTCCAGATTCAGAAAGCCGGTTTAGTTTTTTCCCATTCGTTTGGCCTTATCTGCATCCGACACGGACACATAACGCTCTGGGAGCATATGGGGCACACGCTCCCAGTAGCCCCAATGATCCTCGTTCTTGGGATTCTGGAACACCATGTTCATCTTCATATACTTTGCTATTATTTCTTCAACCCTCTTATGGCCGAGACCGCTTTCCTTTGCTATCGCTGCCGTACTCCGCCAGTCGTATTTCGGATGCCTAGCGAGACTTTTAAAGAAGCGCGATTCCTCGTCGCCTCCGTTTGTTCCCGATGAATAAACGTCCGTCCATTTTTTTGGCTTGATTTTTGGCATTTTAATTACCTATATACTCCATTATAGTGTCCGAAAAAACAATCAGAGGGACACGAGCATGAAGAGATCAAGTAAGAAAATGACGAAGATAGAAAGGGTCCAGAATAAGAAAGAAATGCTGGACTACTACCAGAAGGGCTCCGGGCTCTACTTGTTCAGGAACAGAAGCGATGTTGCTTCCCTTGAACTTCCTAAGCTGTCCAGCGACGGGAAAAGGTGGGTAGGCCCCAAGGAAACTTGGGAAGGAGATAGTTATTTCTTGAGTATGATCCCTAAAGAAGCCTCGCTCGTAAAGACAATTCTTGAACCGAAGACAGAGAATAAGGAGGAAAACATGGAAACTAAACTGATACTCGATCAGCCAGATCAAGTCACGACAGCCGGTAAGGTTGAGCATAAAGTCGCACAAGGCGACTTGCCTCTCAACGAGACTACACCTCAAGACACAAATGAAAAGGAAAGGCTTCTTACGGAAGACCCGCTAGCCGGCGTCACAATAATCAGGGATTGAAAATAATCCACTCCTTGAAACTGCCCTTTTTTAAAAAGTTCTTGACAACCATCAAGTGCCGATCCATATTTTCTTTAAATTTTGGGTGTAGTTTGTATTCGTTCAGCCCATCCAAATCGACCCAATCATAGTCGGTATGCTCGTCGCTCAATTCGCAATCAAAAGGCTTGTCTACTTTAAAAAAGAAGGTAGTCCAATCGTGAAGGCCGTCTTTTTCGTGTAAATCCTCAAATCTTTGACCACGTATTGTGCCACATTCCTCCTTGGCTTCTCTGATTGCGGCATCTATAAGAGATTCTCCCTCCTCCACTTTGCCCCCTGGGATTCCCCAAGTTCCGGCGCAGTCGCCTTTTTCACTTCTCTTGAGAAGTAAAACCTTTCTGCCGTCTGTGAAAAATATTCCGGCACCTTTGCGGCCCCAATATCGCTTGCCCCCACTTCCTAATCTCGACCACATTTTCTGTCCTTAGGCAGATAGGGACTAACCAGTTTTAAGAACTCCTTGGATGACTCCACATCCAGTCGGACTCGGCAGTTTTTTCTCTCTAGAAAGCCTTCCGATTGCCAATCTAAGCTCTTGAAGTACTCTACGATTATCTCCGTCCCTTTTTTCCCCCATATGTTGGTGTTTATCACCACTTGGTCTCCCTTGCATTTGCCGGCGTCTCCAAACCATATGGCTATACTTGAATCATGAAGCAAATTGAGGTGCTCTATCTTAAGAACTCTGTTTTTCCCCTTGTAGAACATCTCGTGGTATTCATTAAATATCGGATAGCAGACGGAATGCCACCGGTTAGTTTTCTCTATAGTTAAAGGCGACTGGGAGGTCAAGTCCTTGAGTTGCTCGGCCTTGAACTTGAGCCAAGACAAGTCTTTATCTCTCATGGACATATAGCAATTCTTGCCTTTCTGCGGCTTTATTATTGAACTTCCGCCCAATATCGTCCCTATTATCAGGAACTTCTGCGCCTGTGTTATTTTGGGGTTGATCATGTGTGTCATATGATTGTATATATTCCCCCGGTCATACTAATAATTTTGATTCACGCAGCATTTTAGCCATTTTCATTAAGTGTTTACACATTCCTGGGGCCTTTTCTGGGTTTGCCTCCCAAAGACCTTTTCCCTCATATTTGCCCCTCTTCCTCCCGAATAAAGAACGATCTAGACTGTTGTAGTAGTTAAATCTATAGAAGAAGTCCTTGCATGAGCACCGCACGAGCACATCGTCCCGTTCGCTGGATATACGCTCCAGAAAGACCTTGCGTCCGTCCGAAGCCATCAGCGGAATAACACCTTTTCCCTCTTTAATCTTGTACTTAACGCCTTTGAATAGCATCAAAGGCTCGTACTTTTTACTTTCGTTTCTTGCTGTTCCCTTTACGAAAAGTGTTTTCATTCCAATGAATGGAACCCACTCTACATGTTCTATTTTCACCGAATCGGTTGCGAACTGTCTCCTTGTGGTCTCGGGGAACGAATCCACCGAACTCTGATACAAATCCTCGATCGATGATTCTAGCCACAAGCCTTCCATGCCCTATATAGAAGAGTTAATCACCAAAAGTGACGCTGTAAGCTCTAATTATTGTATGGAAGACAAAGGTTTTATTTACACAGAAGTCCCGCCCTTGGACGAAAGGGGCAATCCAAAGAGAAAGTTCGAGGTGAGAATGCGATCCCTCGGCTCGGACCCGGCCAAGGACGGCGTAGAGAAGGCAGTGTTCTTGGAAGGCAAGAAACTCGACTTCAAGATAGACGTGCTGGGGTTCCTTGAGGCGAAAAGCAAGGGCATAAATTACTTCATTCAAGAACAACAGAAGATAGAAAAGGCGTTTGTCAAGGCAGTCTCTGAGGGCCTAGGCAGAAAAGTCACAACAAAAGAGATCAAGAAGGCAATATTGGAGGGATGGATATGAAAAATGAGGGTTACGGATACGAATGGGACGCGATGCTTTTCGGTGGCCCGGCAGATGGTTGCCTCGATATAGCCATAGAACTAAACACCCAAGAACCCCCCGCCATAATCAAGCGGATCGTCAATGGACAAGAGATGAAGAGAGAAACGCTGGGTGAGAAGTTAATCGAATACCTAGGCGATAACCAGATGGACGGAAATCAAAGGGTGGCCGTATATAAGTTAAGGGAGATCTCCGAAAATCACGAAAAGTGCTTTTACGACTATGTGGAGACCATAGAGATGAAAAATTTCCGGCACAAATACGAGAGGACATGATTAATCCCAAAGATGTATTAAAAGTTCTTGGATCTAGATTGCTAATAAACAAGTCCTCCGTGGTTGTAGACTTGGAGAAAAGCCAAGGATCATGGCTAGTGGACGCTAGGACCGGCAAACAATACTTGGATTGCTTTTCTCAATTCGCCAGCCAAGCCCTCGGTTGGAACCATCCAAAAATGACGGCACAGAAGGAAAGACTCGCCGACGCCGCCGTCAACAAGGTCGCGAACTACACATACACCACTCAGTTCGCCGAATTCGTAAAAAAGTTTTCGGAGTTTACGCCCGACTTCAACCATCACTTCTATGTATGTGGCGGAGCCATAGCGGTAGAGAACGCTCTCGAGGCCGCATTCGATTGGAAAGGCAAGAAGATGGGGATCTCTGAAGAAAAGTCACTCAACTCCCTCCAAGTGGTTTATCTAAAGGACGCCTTTCACGGACGAAGTGGTTGTTTACCAAAATTCAACTGGAAGAAGATACACAATCCTAAAGTCTGGCATGAACTCGGTGTCGTAGACGATATCAAGGCCAAGAACTCCGAAACGATGGCCATAGACGAGGCCGTCAAAGTCTTGGAAAAAAGAAACGTAGCGGCCATAATAATAGAACCTATTCAAGGCTATGGCGGAGACAACCACTTCAGAGTCGAATTCCTCTCCGAACTCAGAAGGCTTGCCGACGAGTACGAGGCCTTACTCATATTCGACGAGGTTCAAACTGGCTTGGGTTTGACAGGTAAGACATGGGCGTACGAGCACTTCGGCGTAGAGCCGGACATAATGTGCTTCGGAGATAAGGTTCAAGTCGGTGGCTTTTGCACCGGAGATAGAATTAATGAATTCAAGAAATTTTTCTCCACAGATTGCTCAACATGGGGCGGAAATATAGTTGACATGGTAAGGTCTACTATGCAAATGGAAATCATAGAAGACGAAGATTTGGCGTCCAACGCTCACCATGTGGGAGAATATTTTCTCCAGAAACTCAAGTCATTCCACGGCAAGGCCAGCAACATAAGGGGCAAGGGTTTGATGATTTCGTTCGATCTTCCCACACCCGAAGAAAGGGACGCATTTCTCAAGAGACTAGAAAAAAATATGCTCGCCTTGCCTTGCGGTCAGAAATCTGTGAGTTTCAGACCTCACCTCACATTCTCTAAGTTGGATGTGGATGAAGCGATAGGATTTATAGGAAAGGCCATATAAGCCCCTTCTATCCTCAGACGACTCCGGCGTCTTGAGTCGGAGCCATGTTGGCTTGCGGTTGAACTTGAGGCTGCTGTCCTTGGCCTTGCTGCTGACCGGTTTGCTGATCAGGTTGCGGCTGATTTCCGACATTATTCACCAAGTCTTTCACGACTTTAATTACATCTTGTCTGTTTTTGCTTTTATCCATTGCTATATCATCGATCATTCCCATCAGTCTTTTCTCCACAACCTTCTCAAAATCAAGGTTTCCCTCCCCTGCTTTGTCTTGAGGCTCAGATACGGTCTCTATCCACTTTGAAAAAGGAATCATTTGACCTCTTTATATCTTAGCTATATCTTCGTTAGGTGCGTTTAACTTAGTCGCCAAAGAATTAACGGAAGCCGTACCGCTGGTTACTTCTGCTTCAATAGCCGCAACAACAGCTACTATTTTCTGGAAAAGTTCGGCCTTGCTCTTGCCTTCCTCTTCGGCTTTCTTCGTTAGCATCAAAATCTTTGGACGTAGTTCGGCTTTTATTTCCGAATCGATATCCAAGCTCTGCCCACCAGCGAACCTGGCGAACTGGGCCTTATCAATCTTATATTCGCCCTCCATTTCCTTTAACACCAACTCACTCAATCGGTTCCACTCTGCTTGCTGTGAGTCTGGGGCACTCAGTCCTTTAGCGGTGTTTGCTACGTTCAAATTTCCGCCCATCTTTCCTGTCACGGCAGACCCGGCCACCGCCCAAACTTGTCGGACAAAATTGAGAGGGGTCATGCCAGACGCTTGGGCGTCTTTCCAAAGACTGAGTATCTTGGATCTCAAACCGGACCTAATTTGAGAATCTTGCTTCAGCGTAGAACCACCGGCGAAATTTCTCATTGATGTCATGAGGTTAAACTCTAACAACTTTTGCGGGCTCACGCCGTCTTTCTCAATCCTCCACTCTCTGATGCTCTTCATTTTTTGTTCCCCGTTTTTATGAGTTTGTCCTTAGAACTGGTTTCGTCTGTATCTATCACCATTTCTTTCAATTTGCCGACCCTTCCAGTCAGACCCGTGATTTTATCTCTCGGAACGCCGAGAAGTTTTGACATTCCATCGGCATTGCTGCACAAACTCAAAAGGTCGTCCCAGAAGTCCGCACCCCTCTGCATGTTCATGCCTTTTCTAACCACATCCAACGCCTTCTGTTCGTCTTTTGAATCGTCGTTAGATTCCGAGAATTCTTTGAAGGTGATCATAATGCTATTTAGCATTCGGACTTCAAAAATTTGTCCATATGCATTCCTTGGGGCGACCGGGGACTCCCTTCCTAGTCCAGTCCGAATATATTCTTTTATATAGAGCCGTAACGTGTCCGCTTACAACCACTTTGCCCTTGAAATTCTTTAAAATATTGCCCAACGTCACATGCTTATCCGAGTCCATTCCGGAATCTTTGACGGAAGGTGGATCGCAATAGGCGAGAGTATCCTTGTGGCTGAACGCATCTAGTATTTCCACGGCGTCCTTATCTAAAAAATGTACGCTCTCTATCCTCGTCGATACGGCCGGTATTTTTTCAAATACGTCACACCAGCAGTCCTTGCACTTAATGTTTTTATCCTTGGGGATAAAGTGCTTCTTCAGCCCACTCTTGCTCATCTGCCGGAGCACGAATTCGTTTGCCGCCCGTCCCAAGTAATCCGTCTCTTTCTTTTTGAGCAGTCTTTTGAAGGTCGACTCTTTACATTCCATCCTTTTTGTCTTGGACATAAAAGGATTAGGCTCATCCCTAACAGCCCTCCAGATGTCCATGATGCCCGAATCTAAGTCGCTGGCTACTTCCTCTTTGGACGGCTCCTTGTTCAGAAGCACGCCCCCGGACCCAACAAAAGGTTCGATGTACACCATGTTCTGGTATCCCTCCGGAAACCTTTCTATGATCCACGAGGCAAGGTAGTTTTTGTTCTCGCTAACCTTGATTATTGGCTTTAGCCTCATTATTCTCCCTTATATGGATGGCGTTCTTGCAAGACGCGCAAAAAAGATCGTAGTCCCCGTATCCCATCTCGCCCTTCCATAGCCAACCCTTGTTCTGCTTCGTTGCGCAAATGGTGCAGAGAGCCATCATTTTCGCGTTTTCATCGTCTTCTTCACCCTCCACGTACCAGTAGCTATCTTGCTTTATAAGGGACTTCATTCAATAAGATAGTAAGCCGGGATATATAAGTTCATGGACTACAACAAGATGCGCGGGGCATGTAAAGGCACAGACAGACTCAATAAGAAAGCCCTCCTTTCCTTCTTAGGGCCCGAAAGGTATGTGGCTCCCGCCTCGTTTGTTCCTTTTTCCAACATCGAATACGAGACCAAAGTAAAATCCGCCAAGGCATTGGAAAATTTTAATGGAAGACAACAGTGGCCGTCGGTGGGAATTCAATACAAAACTAAGGTAGATGCCCGGAATACGCTTAACGAATTTAGTGGCAATCACAAGGCTGCGGCGGCTAGTCTTGGACTGTCCATCGCCAGTTTTATGCGAAGACTAGAAGGAGACCCAGGTCCGACCTCCAATGACGAGGCCCGTAGCATCGGAAATACTAGAAGGTATCTGGAGGGTCTCGTTGTTCCTTGGAACATCACAAGTTTTGATGTCTCTAAGCGCGAGGTCTGCTTAGACGTGAGGTCTGACTCTGGCACGACCCACCTCGCAGTAACCATCCCCGGCCAAAAGGTTTAGCCCATACCTCCCGGACTACACCCTAAATTGTCTATTTTCCCATTATTGGCGTGCATTTTACTTTTCTGGAGGATTCGACTATAATGAATTTTGTCGCCGAACATTTCGGCGAAAACATTTAAGGAGTTAATATGAAGACGATTTTTGCTGTTCTTTGCTTGTTTGCCCTCTCTGCTGCCGCCCGATCTGATGACGGCACCGTTAGCGTTTTGAAGCCAGTTTCCCAGACCTCTGCACCGACCGTCGCTCAGACAGCGGCTCCCGTCGCCGTTCAGACCGTCGCTTGTTCGGCACCCGTCGCCGTTCAGACCGTCGCTTGTTGTTCGGAGGAAGCCCGTGCCGTCAAGCTCTCGCCTTGGCACACCCGTCGCTTGAACCGCATTGCCGACAGGCAAGAGGCACGAGAATCGTGCTGCGATGCTTGTAACAATGGTTGCGACTGCTGCAAGAAGCCCAAGGCTCTCGTCGTAGAAGCCAAGGTAAAGAAGTGCCGTTGCAAGTGACGGTAATCACCGACATCTGCTGAAAATTGAAGGGCGCGAGTTTTTGCTCGCGCCCTTCAATCATTTAAGGTTCTTCAATTTGTATATCGTTCTGTAGGTCAACGCGACAATCTCGTCCATAATGTTCTGGAGGTGCGAATCCTTAATGGAATCCCTCCCCAAAATGAACATTTTAACGCAGTCCTCAAGGTATTCAAGGACGTTACTTACGGGCTGAGTCTGAATCTCGTAGTCTGAAAGTATCCCATATTGGCCTTGGTAAGTCTCCACAAACTCGTCCGCAAGTTCAAGTATCTCGTCATAAAACTTGTTCAAAGCCTTGTGTTCGCTAAAACTTTTCGACTTCAGATGACAAGTGTGAGTCACTTGCCTAGCCTCAAATATTTTCTGAACAAGCCCCTTTACACTCTTGGATTGCTTGTATTCTTGCATGGATAACATATTTCCTCCTGACTCAAAGAGCTCACCTTATCTATTATCAAGTGGAAAAAAAGACGGCCGCCCTAAGGCGGCCGTCTAGAATCCTTTTCCTTGTGGTAAAATTAGAGAGTGCTGCCCGATCCGCTGTTGGCTGTCGGATGTCCAACAGTCACATTGTCCCCGCTGATCACGGGCGTTCCCGCGTCAAAAACTGGGTTGCCAATCGGCAGATTGGACGAAACCGTGGCGAAAGTCGTGTCGTCATAAGTCTCGCCGTCGGCGAGCCTGTAAAGCTGCTTACGGTTCGCTCCGTTAACGACCAGCACGGCCTCCTTAGTCCTCTGGATGGAATTACCACCCACTACCGCAGTATCAAGACTGCCCTCTGAGACCACCGTCACAACGACGGGTGTCAAATCAACTGTGTATGATGCCATTTTTTCTCCTGTGTCTAAAGCCCAAAGTTATATATCTAGGCAAAACTCAAAAATTGCGTCCCCAAACTAGTTTAAAAACATGCAATACACCGATGACGAAGCCGATCTGGCCCGCAAGCACATGAATGGAGAGTACACAGAGACTCAGTTCAATTATCTCGTCAACCAGTACGGCATGGACAAGAAAAAGATGCTTGATCTTATGGATTATTTGCATGCGGCTGACCCGCTCGCTACCGCCGCAAAGTTCCTCATATTGTGCATGATGTTGCACTTTGCCATGTGCTTCTTATATGCTGTGTTTTGCTACATTAACCATTGAAATTTTTTTACCAAACAACACTACAATAATAGACAAGGAGAAAAATCATGATAACAATCGCTAACTTGACAGACGCCCTTCCAATAATGGTGAAAGACGAAGCAGTATTCGAGCAGATCAAGGCCGACTTCCCCGACATCCTCGCCGACCTCGTGACGTTCAAGAACAACCCCAATTGCACTTGCAGAGGCAGAGTTTTCAAGTTCTTTACGGAAAAACTCGAGCAGAACAAGGACATACTGGAAAAGTATGTCAAGGATCCGGCTGCACTCCAAGCGGAAATAGACCAGTTGGTCAGCCAGAGAGTGGCCAGTAACTACGCTGGCAAGATTTTTGAAATTCAGAAGGGCGAGCAAGCTTGGCAAGTATTCTCTCAGTCTTTGGCCGGAAAAGCTTTTAGGTCTTTTGCCGTCGTAGAGAGGGAAAATACAGTGGCGGTGTACTTCCTATGAACCTAGTCTTGTATCTTATTGCAAGCCTTGGGATCTGCTACGCTTGGAGCGACACTGAGGCTAGCCGGCCCTTCCGGAACTTGGTTGCAAGAATCCCCTATGTTAACAAGCCGTTTCTATGCCACGAATGCTCAAGTTTTTGGATAAGCCTAGGACTCAGTTTCCTCATCAACCCAATGCGAGATGAGACCTACCCGTACGTGAGCAACATCTTGAGTGCATTCTGCGGTTTCTTCGCGAACCTAGTCTTCACGAGGAAGCACTGGATCCCATACAAGGACTAATCCCGTTCAAACTCCTTTTACCAACTCAAGCCAGCCATAGTCAGAAACGACTATGGCTGGCTTTTTTCATTAACGCCTATATACAATTATGACAATAGAAGAAGCCTACGAAATACTCGGAATCAGCTCAGACCCTAAAGAAACGATCAAGAAAGCCTATCTCAAGATGAGCAAGGAAAACCACCCAGACAGAGGCGGCGATCCCGAAAAATTCTTGATGATACACGAGGCCTACAAACTCTTAACCGAACTACAAGAAGACCAAGCCCCCAAGGAAGACAAAATAGAGGTTCATGTCCAAGTCTCTTTAGAAGAAGCCATATTCGGAACCACGCTGGAGACGCACTTGAGACAAGAGGTTGTCTCAAGCACACCCATGATAGTCGATAAGACTCGGATGTCTTCCAAGGCCAACCTACACATACTCACGATAGTTGAGAAAATACCGCCGATGATTCTTTTGAAAGCCGCCCCTGTATCAAGACTTCACAAGGCCCAGAGAATAGGAGGTTCGATCAAGGACATCAAAGTCCATTACTCAATAAAGGAACACGAACGCTACAAGCCCTCCCCGGACAAAGATGCTGGGTTCCTCTCCGTCAACGAGACCGTTCCCGTGATAGTTGCACTTCAAGGCGGAATTATAGAAGTCGAGACTCTTTTCGGCCAAAGAAAACTTCATATAAGACCGGGCACAAGCGTTGGCGACACATACGAGATCAAAGGCCACGGAGAACTGGGATCTTTGATCGTAGTCATATCGGGCCTTCAGATGCCAGCCCCAGAAGAACTCTCAGAAAAATACAAAGAAATGAACAATAGATGGAAGAATGAAGTGGAGTCTGAAGACATTCAACTCAAGGAAAATGATATAGCAGCAAGAAAAATCAAGAACGGTCCTAAAGGATCTTGCCCCGAGCAATGAGCCAGTCCTTGAATCCGATTAATACCGGCTCTCCCCCTGCGTTCAAAACCATCTTAAGACCGCCCTTCTTCTTTTTTTTCTTTTTCATTTTTTGACCCTTGCCATCATTTTCTGTGTCTCTGGTTGACCAAAAATTTGGTCATACTTATCTGGGAACGACATTCTTATGGCTCCTTGAATCTTTGCTCTTTGAGCAGGATTCTTCGAACCTTGGTAAGCCCCAATCAGATTTCGCAAAAGTTGCTGTCTTTCCTTTGCCTTATCTGAATCTTCCGTCCGAGCAACCTTTTGCTGTCCGGCAGCAGACCGAGAAGTCGGCTTCGTTCTTGCAGCCTCGCCCGGCTTTTCGGCTCCCTTTGACCCACCCCAATTGTTCATGCCGAACATGTCTTGCCAAGTTCCCTTGCCCTTCGGTGCGTAAACTCCGCTTACATCCGTAATTTTTTCGTTCGCCGCTTGAGCGCCTCTTAAAAGTGGAGTCACCCCACTCAGAGCCCCTGCTGCTTGCAATGCGCCTCTGCCGATTTGAAGGCCGGCTTTCTCGGCACCTTCCCAACCCTTTTTAACGTTGTCCCAGCCAGGCTCACGTCCACCACCGAGCATCTGAAGACCGCCAAGGCCCATACGCGTCGCAGACAATGCGCTCTTCGCCGTGCCCGCAACAACATTACCTAATGCGCGACCGCTCTGGGTCGCAAGGTTTGAAACAGCCCCCGCAGCAAACTTGGGGGCCGTTAATAGATTGAACTCGTCGAGAGACATCTGCTCTCTTCGCTCACACTCTTCAAGAAACTCTCTAAATTCCATGCACTATCTAGAGGTTTCACGCCCTTTTTTTGAACTTGCTCCATTTCAATGCGATTCCATATGTGAACCGCTGCCAGAGCGTCATCTTCATGTGGATTTCCACAAATTCCCGAAGCATCATCGGGTCGTTCTTCAACATGTCCCAAAGTTCGTTCTGCATTTTTGTCCTCCAAGACCATTCTAGCCAGTTTTTCGGCCTAGTAAACCAACTCAGTCTTTTTGAACCAAAACCTTGTTATTTGGCACTATTTTATGGCATGAAAAAGACTATACTCCCAGTTCTCTTCTTCCTTCTCATATTTCTCATAGGATACCTCTGCCTACAGAGCCACGAATCCCATAGTTCAACAAATACTGAGTTCTTTATCGACAAGCCGTACTTGGCTGTCATAAAAGGAATGGCGACCAAGAACTCCCTTGAGAAGATAGTGGAAGACAGCGACGGAGTCGTAACGAACAAGAACTGGGATCACTTCCAAGTAGAAGTTCCCCGAAGGGTTTTGAGGGTCAAAGAATACAAACTAGAAGGACTGCTTAAGTTTAACGTAGAGAAGACCGACCCTTCTTTAGGCAAGTTAAGACTTCCTTTCATTCAAGAAATGCGATTGGATGATCATGTTCTGCTACTCAGAACCAAACTTGCCGAATCTCAAAAGCATGTCATTGTGTGCGACAAAATCGTCGAGATAAGCCCGGTCATAGAAGAAGGCGGCCTTCTCCAACGAACACACGTTTTAATAAGAAGCGATCTCGCGGTTAGAAAGACCATTCCCTTCTTCTTCGGAAAAATGATGGATGATAAAGTTGACCAAGCAAATAAGAAGGATGCTGAGCGACTCAAAACCAATATAATAAACGCATCTGGACAGAAGTCCCTTCTGACCATAGTCCGTCAAGACTGAACCATGTAGTTATCTGTGGCCCATCTTCATAACCAGAAGACCTGCAATCATGCATGCCATGCCTATGACACCCCACTTGTCCAATTTAACTCCGAAAAGCAATATGGGTGTGAGATAGAAAACTCCTATGTAGACAAAGTCCCACACTAGAACAAACAAAAAATATTCGCCCTTATCGGTCACCAGACGAGCGGACCAGTACCACAGTAGGCTGTAGAAAAAACCTACTGTCATCGAAGCAAAAAAGAACGGCAGCCCGTTCTTGTTTAACTCGCCAAATGCCAAACATGTGTAAGCAAAATACACGACCGCAATTGCGGCCAAAAAAATAAATTGCATGTTCCTCCTTGAACAATTACTTCCTTACCTATCATTATGTATCGGTTGATCGAACAAGAGACCAAATGAAGTTTTTCCACTAGGCTTATAAAAAACCCCTCCGTTTTGAGCGAAGGGGCATATCGTCCTAAAATGAAAATATAACTATCAGTCAGGTTTCCTTGAACTGATATAATCCGCCCGACAGAGTATTTTGGCCTCTATCGTGTCCGGCTCCACCACCGCACCCCATTCCTTGCGGTCGTGGTGCGAAAGTATGCAATGACTAACTGCCATGATAAAATCAGAACTCAGACCAAAATCTTGGGCAGCCTTCGTGAACATCTGGTTTGATATTGTGGGGTGGCCAACCCTTTTCTCCATGTCGGAATCTATCTTCGGAGCATCCCCCTCCATCTTATACACGTCCATCTTTCCCGCATCGTGGAACCACGCCGCCATATACAGAACATCAGAATCCACCCATCCTTCATCTAAGGCATTCATGGGTGCGTCCACCACACCCTTGCAAAGGCTGAAAACATCCCCTGTATGGATGAAGAGCCCTCCCTTGTAATTGTGGTGATGATCTGTAGCCGCAGGTGCAGTCGTGAACCTCTCGGCCTCACTCTTGAAAAAGCCCAAAAGAAACTCGTGTTTTCTCTTGTCCTTCCAACATGAGGCATCCCTCAGCATTTCAAGCACATAAGCCTTGTGCTTCGTTCTGTCTTTCTTGATTTTTCTTCGAACTTCTTCGGGAACATCCTCTTCGTTCAAAGGAACCAAGTCGCAGAAATACGGCTTGTTGGAGGTGGAGTCTAAACTTAGACTCTTGTACTTATCTAACTCCGCCATAGCCTCATCTATATCAATCATCTTGAGTTCTACGAAGTCCCCCGCAACAGGGAACGAATCCCTTTTGCGCATATTCCAGAACTTTAAGCCCAATGGCCCATTTAAGGTGTTGACATTCAAAGCGTAATTTGTAAATTTGCCCTTTTCAGCGTCACCCGCGGACTCCACATAGGCAAACATGCGTTCTTCTAATTTAGTTTTGCTCATCACGGCATCATAGCCGACTATTTAAAAAATGCAATACTAAATTTTTACTTCATGCGCTTTCCATGTTGCCCTTGAGCCACTGATGAACTTCTTCCACGTCGTCCTTGCTAGTGGCAATGTGATCGGACGCCCAGTCGTGACCGTCATCCAATAGGGCGTCGACTTGCGAAGCATCCATGGAAAGCATCTCCTCAACCATGCTCTTGATGACCTTGAGGTTAGAGAAAAACATATAATGCTTGGGCTTCTCTGAAGGCTGCTCTCCTTGGGTCGGGTCTTGTTCTACGCCTTGGTCTTGCGACTCTGGAGCTTGATCTTGGGGGGCTTGATCTTGCGATTGCGTTTGTGAGGCTTGGTCACCAAGCCCCAGTTCGTCCGCTTCCATCAACTTCATCATGTCGTAAAAACTCTTCATAAAAACTCCATGTATCACGATATTTACCACGAACATTATTTAGATGTGGAAATCCAAAAAATACAGATAAATAGGGTATGGATTTCAAATCTTGGCTACTTTCCGAGTCCGAACCAGATCTCGCTTACTTACTCGCGCCCGCTGGCGGAACGCCCCACATAGGCCCAGAAAAACAAATCGGAAACCCAAGAGACGGATCCGTCAAATTCCTATCTCCGCACGGATCATATCGCTATGTCCGGTACGTTGGAGAGAAACCCGTAAGTGCCCTCCAGATCGTGTCCAAGGATGGCAAAAATGGCAATGTAGCCAACGTTTACACCCTCCCCGAATATAGGAAACAAGGGTTTGCAAGGGAACTTCTGGACAGGGCAAAACAAGGCTTCGAGTCGATCACTCACTCAAAGGACTTGTCATCCCTCGGAGCCATATGGAAAGGGAAAGTGGAGATTAATGCCCCCATCTAGCCCTTTTTAGGCTAAAAAATCATGGAGGACTACATACGTTGCGGCCCGTCCGCTTAACAATAGGAATATCAAATGCCCAGAGAAACCAACATTGAAATTAGAAAAGGTTCGAAGGTGGCTTGGGAAAGCACAAATCCAGTCCTCGAGGCAGGAGAACCGGGCTTCGAGACAGACACTAAGAAACTGAAACTTGGAAATGGAACCACCGCATGGAACAACCTTCCTTACTTCCGCGCGGATGGCGGAGAACTTGTCGACGGCGACGGCAACAATGCAAACATCGCCTTTGATCCGAATTATGTTGGAGAATTCATAGAGTTAAGCAACAATAGTTGTACCTCTTCATTTACATCTGACGCTAGTGAAAATGAAACATCAGTTTTAACAAACTACGCAATAAAAAATAGTGAAAAAGTAGTTTTTAGTATGGTTACGAATTTTGGTGGAGCCATCTCATACACAGGAGTAGGTATAGCTAATCGCCAGCACGATGTGAATTATCAAAACAACGGAGGTTACTTAGGTGCAAATAATAATTCTATTGGTATTTACGACAACGGAAGCATTTATTTTAACGACAAAGAAGTTGTTAACTTAGATTTAAATTTTCAACTAGATGGAAGCGTTGTAGACGTTGCTGTTGATAGAGTAAACAATCTAATGTGGTTTAGAGCGAATGGAGGGTATTGGAATGGAGACAACACACAAAACCCAGAAACAGCAACTGGTGGAGTGGACATTTCATCTATAACTGGCGATGTTTATCCGGGTGCTTGTCCATATGCTTATCAAGGCGTTTTCGGTCAAATATCTATCAACAGTTCAATATCGTCGCCACCAGCAGGGTTCAAAGTTTTGGTGAGTTCGCAACAAGCTCCATTAACAAGGTATTATTATTTTATAGACCATTCACAACCACCATATGACTGGGACCATCAGTCACCACTAAATGGTGAGTGGAATGATCTCAACAATTGGTGGCTAAACGGAGTGTCTACAGTAGCGGCTACTAGACTTCCAAATTCAAACGACAATGTTAAAATATTTTCACAAGTTCAAACTAATAGAGGATCAACACCTACAGTACAAAATATGTTTATCTCGACACTGCCGAGTGTCGGTGAACTTGGAATTGGCATAGAAATAAATGTTTCAGGAATAGCTAGGTTCTATGGGTCCACCTACATACAGAATGTCAGCCAGACTGTCACTGGCTTCCCCACAATCGCAAAAATAAATGGAAATTGTGTTTTCTATGGAACAGATAGCGGACCTTATGCCACTATAAGCGTAGCAGACGCTGTTGTGAATGGAAATGCTACTTTTTATGGCGAGTCAAAAAATAATGGGACTGTAGCAGGAAACGCTATATTTAGCGAGAGTTCAAAAAATGATTACAACAGCACTGCTGGTTTTCTTGGGGTAGTGAGTGGGGAAGCTACCTTTGAGTATGGTGCTACTAATTACGGAGTTGTAAACAACAATGCAACTTTTAATGATAGTTCAATAAACTACAAGACCGTGAATGGAAATGCCACTTTTAATAGTGCATCACAAAATAGCGAATCTGGAGTTGTAAATGGCAATGCTATTTTTAATCAATGCTCAAGAAATTTCGGAACAGTAACAGAAAATGTTACATTAAATAATGACGATGACGATGACTGCTGATCAGTGCCTATCTAGCGCTTTTTAAAACAAATTCGAAGGCGGATTTTCAAGCCTAGATATTATATTCTGCACCATCTTGGTGCTCTCAATCGGCACAAAATCGTCGGAATAATCATCCAACTTGACAGATATCATTTCCGGCAGTATCGGCGATTCTGTCACAAAATAGAAAGGACTGTTCCTCGGATCGTCTTGGGCGTCATGAGGCCAAGGAAATCTGACTATGATCGTGCCGTAACGCCTCGCCTCATCCTCAGAGTTTGAGAAATAAAGGAGCAACTTGCCCCTATGCTTCCAATTGGGAACCAACCCCATTTTCTTGCACAGTAAATAATCACTAATGCCCCTGTATCCAAATTGACTCGCTTGCTCACCTATCAAGAATTCACGGAAATTATTCATGAATTTATATACGTTCGTTTATATTTGAATTTCACCCGGCTTAGAAAAGATGCCGATGAGCAAGCCCATGCAAAATTGAAAAGATGCCATGTAGGGCATAATCTCATAATACGACCTCACAGACTCATACCCATAAAAAAGATCACGAGCCATATATTGCTCAAATGGACTGTGGATAAGGACTTCAAGTTCATGCATAGATAGACTTGTCCCTACCCAAGAAAATAAAAATCCAAGGAACAACACTCGCACCCAATACCTCAAAGAGTTCATAAGACGCCCTCCTAATGAAATCCTAACAATTATGTATGCATGAAATAGAAAAATCCGACGCCATAATAATAAGCGATATCCACTTGGGCAGCGATGTTAGTCAAGCAAGGCTTTTGACGGACTTTTTAGAGAAAGTTGACAACGAAAATTTGACTAAATGCCTCATTTTAAACGGCGATTTTTTCGATAATATGGACTTTCGTCGCCTCAAGAAATACCACTGGAAGGTGCTCTCGACCATAAGGAGTATGTCCGACCACATTAAGGTCGTCTTGATCTTGGGCAACCATGACGGCCCCGCCGAGATTCTTTCCCATTTGCTAGGGATGGATTTCTTGGAAGAATACGTGTTCGAAAGCGGAGGCAAAAAAATCCTCGCTTTGCACGGCGATAGATTCGACAGCGTAATAACAGATAAGCCCGTACTAGTCTATTTCGCCGACAAGATCTATAAACTAATCCAAAAAATAGACAAGAGTTTTTATCTAGCAAAACTGGCAAAGAAAAGTAGCAAGATATTCTTGAGGAACGCCGAGATCATAGAAAAGAGATCTACCGAGTACATGAGGAAAATCGGATGCGACATGGTTTGTTGCGGACACGTACACTACGCTACAGCAAAACCTCACACCGGATATTACAACAGCGGAAGTTGGACCGAACTACCGTGCAACTACCTCGTCGTCAAGGACGGGAAGATAGACTTGTTCAATTTTTTATGATTTTTAACGCGGCAGCATACGAAGCGTCTTTTCGTAATCTCGGTCATTATCCCAATCTTCACGCCACGCATTAAATAAGGCGTCGTATGTAAGTTGAACCCTTATTGAATGTATCGCGGCAATATCTGAAGGGTTGAATTCTTTGTTGTTTATTTGAAAACCACTGATGCGCCCCCCGCCTCCGCTCGATCCCTCGTCGGGGTCTCCATCGTTCTCATATCTATCCGCATCCACCATTCCTTGTACCCTTTGGGTTCTATCAGGAGAGACATAAATATCCATATCAACAAACTTTCCATAAAGAACATTGAATTCTTCTTGGTCCCAAGGAAGCCCGGCCTTATCTAAGGCTTGTTTTATCGTCTCGAAGGCCAATTTTTCTTGATCATCGTACGACGATCTAACCAAAGGCCCTTTCGCGTCCTCCCCCAATCCCTCCATAATAATCAACATCTCGTAGAAACTCTTCATTATCATCTCCTTGGTGCTCAAATAATTTCTTCATGCCTATCTAGCCATTTCCAAGGCGTTTTCTTGAAGGCAAAACGCGCTTAACTCTCCGCCTTCAACTTCGCCAAATTATACGCAATTCCTACAAGATTGTCCCAATTCTTCTCGATGTACTCAGGAGGACCGCCAATCTGGGCAACAACGTCGGCTGCCTTTTCCGTCGGAACCATTTCAATAGCATCCCAAGGACAAACCTTCAGATCATAAGGATTGGTTTTCTTTCCGGGAATATGAACACAGACCTCGCAACCAACACATCTGTCCAAATCAATCTGGCACCAACTCTGAAGATTATGGAACTTGTCGTGCTGCTGAATCTTGATAATACAATCAACAGGACAAACCTCCAAACAAGCCTCGCACCCAGTGCAATTATCTGCATTTATAATGGCCAACTCTTTTGGAAGTTTCTTTCTGGGGCTCTTCATGCCCTATCTAGCCACTTTCAAGACTCATTTTTCGCTCGAATCCATACGGAAGAATTTTTAACAAAACCAATCCAAATGTCTCTTACGCAAATAATAGATATATGTGAAGGCATCCTAATATCAAGGAGGAAAAATATGTCCGCTACAACAACGGAAGGAACAGGACCAGGCTCAGCAGAAGAAAGCAGAAGAAAAATACAAAACGCCCTAGTTAGAGAGGAGAATTTGCTGCCGGAATTGCTCCTTCCGGTCGGCGCTGTACTTGCCTATGGCTCAAGTAACGCCCCGAACGGTTGGTTGAATTGCCAAGGCCAAGCTGTCTATAGGGGTGATTATCCCGATTTGTTCGCCGTAATCGGAACAACATACGGAGTGGGAGACGGAAGCACGACTTTTAACCTCCCCAACCTGTCGGGCAGAGTGGTCGTCGGTCAAGGAAACGGAGCCGGATTGACATCGAGGGCTATGGGAGCCACGGGGGGCGTAGAAACCCATGCATTAAACGTCGGTGAGATGCCAAGCCACACCCATACTTCCAACGCAGTGGGAAACACTGTGGGTCTAATCAAAGCAGACGGATTAAACACCGCAGTTGGCGTGGACAACTCGGCAGTAGAACCCAACTTATATGCTGCACCTGTTGCAGTGAGCATAGATAGTGCCGGTAGCGGCAACGCGCACAACAACATGCAGCCTTTCGCCGTCCTGAACTACATTATCAGATACGGTAAGAGAACCTAATATCAGATAACTTTGAGAACGGCCTCCGGGGAGACTCGGGGGCCGTTTTTATTGGTGGATGGGCTAGTTACTTTCAAGGCGTTCTGCCGCCAGCTCAGCAATAAAAAGTTCTCGAAAATCCTTGTCGTGAGCCAACATCTTGGCCAACATATCTTTCCCCTTAAACACAGCCACCTCGCACGACAATTTAATGTATTCTTCGGGCAGACTGTCGCCGTGTCCTTGGTTGGCTTCCCTACAAGCCAGAACGCAGTTTTTAAGCGAGTTATCCCCGCCCCTAGACTTAGGAATTAAATGGTCAAGGTTATAAGACCTCCTGCTGTTGAGGTTTATCTTACGCCCAGTCCAGTAGCACCTAGGATTATCCCCTATTTTCTTTATTAAGTCCTTGAGTTTGAACATGAATTTATATCCCATCCTTTTGGCCTTCGTCCCTATCATACCGAAATGATTAATTTTGGAGCGTAGTATTTGTTTCTTTAATCCAAAAATCTCGACAAAAGGATCTTTGTATTCTTTGATCCTACCGTGCTTGAAGGCCTCCATCTTCGTACGCAAAGGACAAAGTCTCTTCTTCCTAGTGCGCGCCAAAGTCTTGCCCTTTTGGCCCGCCCCGCAGTGGTAAGAAATCGTCCCCTTGGAACAACCCAGACGAACCTCTATCTGTCTGTAGGACAAGCCTTCGTCCCTCAATTTTAAAATTTTTTCTCCTAGTCCGAGTTCCATCCAACAGATTTTAATAGAAATCTATAGGATGGACAATATCAATTTTTAATTGATACCACGAGAGCGGAATCAAAATCAGACCGCTACCTTGGTGCGACTAGAAGACACGGCTTGCATTATCTGATTGGCCTTGTTGGTTAATATCCCATTCGCCAGCTTTTGAGCATACCCAGACCCCACGGAGCCATCCTTGATGGCTTGAAAAAGATTGCTCGCTATCTGGCCCTTCTCTTGCTCGGTAAGATAAGTCAAGCACGCATCCGATATTTCCACATAAGTATCAACCGTTCTCTGAATCAGAGAGGGATCGCGAGTTTGAGCCTTCTGGGAAGCCCTCTGGCTGGCCAACTGCATCGCTTGCTTGACGGCCCGGTTTTCCCTCCAAGCCTTCTTGAGATCGCTTACGGCCCCCACCGCAGCCTTCGCAACCCCTCCAAGCCCTGGAACAAGGCTCATGCCACCCGTAACGGCCGCAACCCCAGCATCAGTCGCCATATCTCCCGCCGCCGCTTTAGCACGACCTGCCAAACTGGAGCCTACGCCTCCACCTATCGCCTTGGCTTCCAAAAATTCATAAAATGTTTTCATGCTCTATCTAGTCATTTTCATTGAGTATTTAGCCGCTCATGCTCGTACATCAGAGCCAGGCCCCATCCACGTAGGCCTCTTGTAACTGGGATCCCGCGACATCTGAAAGGACAACTCTTGCTCCATCGCATCTATCCCTTTCTGAGTGGGGACAAAACCGCCCGAAGCTCCGCGCTCCAAGAAACCCGCCCCCAAACACTTACGAAGATGACTCAAATGGGTCGGCTCTACACGATCAGATATCATACCAAGACCCTTCTCCAAAGAGTCAAACATAACCCAGATGTTAAGACTGGTGGGAGTCCCCTTCGGAGCACGAGCCTCGGCCAATATTTCTAGCATATCGTAGAATGTTTTCATGCTGTTTTCCTAGTTCTGATAGCCATGGCCCTGTCAGTCACATTAAAATCTTTAATGGAAACATTGCCACGGAGAATTTGTTTTATCCTCGCCGCGAAAAGTTCTGGTGAGCAGCCGTACCAAGGCCTCTCCGGGTCGCCGATCATATTCATCACATAGAGAGCGTCAAGTATCTCCGGCACATTCGCCTCCGGATCCATGCCCGCCCCTACGAGTTTCTTGCCAGCAAACTCGGCGTCCTCAAACTGCTGTCTGTTTTTGAGCCATTCTTTAAATATCTTCATTTCAATCCTCGATTTCGTCGAACTCCTTCATGGCGGCCGCGAACTCCTCCAGCTTGGAAGTGACCTTTTCCAGAGCATGGTAGTACTTGTCTGCTTGCTCGCTGCCCAACTTCTTCGCACCCGGACCATGCCATACGTAGGCCGTTGCCCACTGGGCTGCTCTGAGTCCCTCGGTGGATATCCGCCGGAGCTCGTCCAGTTTTTCCCTCCATGTGTAGTCGCTCATGGGCCCGCCCATGTCGTTCTGGAACGCATAGTGCTCCGTGAGGCCCGCCAGATAAAGTTCGTAATTGTTCGCTTTCTTCATATCCCTATCTAGCCTTCTTTTTGG